TGATTGTTTTCAACATGACTTAGAAGATCGTTACGTTTTGCTGTCTTTGTTGCCTTAGACTTTTCAGTTTTTACGGAATCGATTTCTTTCTGATGCTTGTCGAAGATATGCTTCTTCAAACCATCTACATTGTAATTTTGATTGCCCTTGCGAACTTCTGAATTAATGTATGTCTTTACATGAGGAAAGATGGACGAATGAGTGACAGCATTCCAGCCTTCTTTAGTAATCGACTTTGTAGTGCTACCCATATCAGAAACTTTTTTCTTGATCATGTCTTTATCGAACTTCATCTTATCCTTGTTTACCGCAACTGGCATAACGTAAACATCTTTGTGATGCTTGTATTCTATGTTAGGATCAAGCACTGCTTTGTCACCCTCGTATCGCGTATGAAGGGCAACACCAATCTTGGAATCTCCAACAGCTTTACCCTCTGGGGTATCTTTTCCAATCGAGTACCGTATTGTGTTTGGCTTGAACGAATACTTGTTTCCTTCGTCCTTCTTATCTTCATGATCGTATAAGAAGTCGCCCTGAACCACGCCGTCGACACCGAGCTTATGCCCGTGCTTCAATAGTTGTTTTAGTTTTGATGCAAGACCTGGTGCGTGGCCATGATTTCGATCAATATCATCTTCGGTATAATTAATCTTCGGGTCTTTGTTGAAGGCGGATTTCGAGGCAACGAAAAATTTACCCGTTTGAGGATGTTTACCCATAACGAAACTTGGAGATCCGTCGATCTTCTGGCTTATCGTGGTTCTGTTGTCATCGTGTTGTAGTGCCTTGAATTGATCCATTGCATTGGTGACACCATGAACACCATGAGTAAAGACTTCATCCTCAGTGTGTTCAAGGTGTTTTAGTTCATCATTATGCAGAGTGCGCATTTCAGGCACTTTATGAATGGGTACAAGTTTACCCATCTTGGAAACATGAGTTACCTTGCCGTCTTTGGTTCCATATCGCCCGAAACCATGATATTGTAGACCAGCCCGCGAGGCTTGATCAAAAGCAGTAGATTCGATTAGTTGTTTGAAGTTTATCATTGTTTATTTATCACTAGGCATCGGCGTTGATTTTCTACAGCCAGAAGGAGATATAGTTAGTCTAGCCCCCGAAATACCAAACTGACTTCTGTCACCTTTATATGTTATCATAAAAACTGGTTCGTAACCACCAGAAGGAACTTCTCCATTCCAATGTTCGTGGGCGGAAGTTACTATAAAATAGTAGCTTCCGAATTTGACAACTGACAAACTGCCCTGATAACACACGTTCACATTTTGTCTACCAAATGCCGATCCATAATCAACCCCATATATTGCCATACATTTTAGAACTTTGTTTTTTATTTTTTTTGACATTGTTGTTGCATTGGGAATTTTATCTCCAAAAATAGACTGGCATTCTAGAATAAATTGTTGGGTCTCTTTATGATGATTTACTTTTTCTTCTTTTTCAGAAATTCCTCCCCATTGTTGAAAATCCTTTTCTGTTCTACCATCTTTATGTGATATCCACACAACTTCTTTATTATTCTTATCTAGTAAATGAAAGTCGGACTTTGGAGTTCCTGGCGTAGATTCAGCATCACTTACATTGAAAATTTTACCATTCATATGTATTGGAATTTCATTCAGCCCAGTTTGTTTTTTTATAGATATTATATGACTTCTCAACTGTTCTAATGCTGCATCTTCTTTTGCTGTTGTATTACCAGCGGAACCGAATTCCTTTGTTTTTTGAATATCTGTAAGTTTTATCTTTTTACCATCTATAGTTGTAAATACTATAGATGAACCAACTTGCAAAAAAGATGATCTTATATTAGGAACTGAGATTGATTTTATTGCATCAACATAAATTTTATGTTTTTTTGTGTCTTTATGACCTACCGTAGTCTCTGCGCCTGTTGTGAGAATAAAAGGAATCTTACCCTCAATTTTAATGAGAATGAGATTCCAGTTATCTCGTTTTGATAAATCTGCTACAGATAACCCTGCCATGATTAAACCCTCGTAAATGATTCTTTATTTATCTAAAGACCACTTTTCAAGAGGGGTATTTAGTCATCATACCAAGTATTGTCGATCTTCAATCCTCGTAAATAGCAGTTTGATCGATCAGAAACGACAAATCGAACACTCGGTATGTTATGGATTAGAATATCCTGTTAGGTTGCCCTAACACATTGAATGCCCATATCAGTCAGAATTCTAAGCATTTCCTGCGAAAGATATTTGCATCTTTGGCGACTTACGCATTTTAAAACATACAATGCACGACTTGACACCGACATGGAACCAACAATGTCATACAATACCGTTGCGGTATAGCCAGAATCTCGCCGGAATCTAAATTCCTGATCCCCGGCGTACAGAAGTTCCGTATTCTTGTGTAGTTGATCAATGTCTATTTTTTTAAATATCATGTTTAGTCAAAGTTAAATTCATATTTTTCGGCTTTCATAGCACCACCGAACTTGGAGTTATCAAATGCAGGTCTATCGTCAACAACGTCATCCTGGGTAGATTCTTCAACATCATATAGCATGAATTTCTTGATATCGACTCCGACAACAAACTTGCGATGGTAGTTAATATCTCCGTATCGGGACTTCAACTGAATACATAGCAATTGACCCAACTCGTCCAATTCTTCTGTACGTACCATTGCAAAAAGGAAATCGAGTGTCATTGGAAGACCGAAAGATTCTGACGTATCGGTAATGCTAACATCCGAATTGTTAGCACCACCACGATTCGTCTGAGTTGCAGTCCAAACAGGAACATCAAATTCAACCGCCAGTGCGCGTAGTTCCTCGGCGATGCTCTTGACAATTGTATAGGAATTTGCGTTTTGATTCTTGACACGTTGACTAGCACAAATGTTTAGGTAATCGATCATGATTACGTCTGGTAGAAAATTCTTCTTTGTTTTCAGTTCATCGAGTAATGCCCGGAAATGCCCCGCATGAGCATTCCCTGTTGGGTATTCCTTGATAATCAGTTTTCCATGGGTCTTGGATTGTAGTTCTTCAACCTTCGTAGTGAACGTCTTTTTACCAATCTTGAACAATTCGTCAATATCAATGTTCAACAGGTTGCAGTCAATACGTTCGGCGATTCGTTCCTCACTCATTTCCATCGTGATATAAAGTACGTTTTTGCCCTGTTTAAGTGATGCAGCAGCAAGGTGGCAAAGAAACAAAGATTTTCCTACGCCAGTTGATGCAAGAATGCCATTAAGCGTTTTTCGAGGTATACCACCTTTCGATATCTTGTTGAACATCGATAAATCAAACGGAAGGCGATCTTCCTTCATATGATAGTAATCATACCGCTTTTCGGCGTCATCGTAGAAATCATGCCCAACGGACTTATCAAACGATACTGAGATTGCTTCTGCTAGAAGGGAAGGCAACGCATCTTCTGTATACTGTTTGTCCTTACCATCAAGAATCGTAATCGACCGCATAATGGCATTATGAATCGCCTTCTCTTTACAGAATTTTTCAGTGCGTTCAATTAACCATTGTTGCTTGTCAGTAGAGACATGATCAAGCCCAGATATGATTTCTAGAATCTGATCATGCTCGTCTTTGTTGCATTGAACCTTGTCAGCATCAATGGTTAGCGTGGTTATGTTAGGAAGTTCGTTATACTGTACGAAATGCCCGTTGATCAGTTTGAATACTTCACGGTCCCTGCGATCATGAAAATAATCTTCTTGTAAGAACGGTAAGACTCGTCTTGCATATAATTCATCGTTTACAGTGTTTGAAAGAATTACTTCTTCAATTCGCTTCATCTATGCCGCCTTTCAGTAGGTACTCGGATTCTTTCACGGCTGTATCCATAAGAGCAACCAATATGTCTCCGGTCACTTCCTGAAATGCATTTCTATCAGTAACCATTTTATCATTCATAACGTCACAGTCAAATTTGATCGTGTATGTACCATCCTCGTTAGGAGCATCTGCAAACTTGATTTCTCCGTAGACAATCTTGAAGTCTTTGAATTGACCTTCGGTAATTTCGATAACGTTGAAGCCATGGTGTTTCTCATCTAAAACTCTAAACATAATATCCTTAATCAAGAAGTCTTGTTGATGGACAGTCAATCCGTGCACATGCGAAACCCGTTATTCCGGAAATGACACGATTACATGCCGGGCACTTCTGGCCAATTTCCATGAGAGAAATTCTACCGTCATCCTTGGGCGGAGACCATTCAGGGATGCTCTCCGTATTGGGCGTTCCAAAACATGCCGCACACGTTACATTAGTTGGTGCATTCGGTGCACCACATCTTGGGCATGCCCATCCTACGTTGTAACTCATTTATGCTTCTCCATCATGGTCTACGTGCTCTGCATGTTCTTGAATCAATGCGGCAGTACCTAGTTGAAACTTTTGCTGAACAGCCGTCTGGAAAGTCTTGTCGGTCAAGACTGGAATCCAAAACTCTTTACAATTTGTGTCTGCCAGTCGATAGTTCTTTTCGTCGCCCTGGCGTTGATACCATCCGTTCTTGGGTTTCGTGCAATGCCCAGTTTCGAGAGCAATATCCATTAGACCAGACCACCTATTGATACCACCATCAAATGTGACTGTAAACGGACACTTCATCTTTTCCTTAACGTATCTAGACTTCTCAATATTGATCGTAAAGTTATAGCCAACGACTTCCGTACCTTCTTTTTCTTGTGATCGCCCAATGATCCAAATGGCATTCGCTGAGTAGTAAATTCCAGTATTGTGACAGACAACACCATTTTCTAGAATATAATGGTGGTTATCAGCTACAGTAATATCATACACTTTCTGTTTGCCGACTTTCGTTACTCTTTTTACGATTAATCCACCACAATTTTCTTGCTTCGGACATTTTTCGTCTTTGTTCATCTGTTTTTGGTTTTCCACGGTGTGAATCTCCTATTTTCTTTCCGCATAATGATTTGGTTTCAGCGGAATGTGTTTTTCCATAAAACCCATTTTCTATACCGCTTCTTCCTCTTTTCTTTCGTTCATCCTCTGATAGGATTGTTCCTTTAGAAACACCAGCATATTCCCCAGATAACACTTTAGGATGATCTCGTTTTAATCTAACACATTTATCCGTTACAACATGCTTATATGTGGCATAACTGGGATCAGCGAATGATGAAAATGTTGCTATAGATTTATTAAAAAATTCTACACTAGCAACTACATCGTAGTTTATCTGAATATCTCTCTCAGCTATCAACGCATCAGAATATGATTCAAATGTACCTAAAACTTTAACTTCATATGGAATTAATGATTCTACTAACTGTTTGAATACTTTATCAGCCGATGAACCACAATATTCTTTTCCTCTTGAATTTAAAATTTTATTGTTAACTACACTACAGTTAGATTTACTGCCGATATATTTGTTTGGTAGCGTATCTATATTAAATTGTATTAGATAGACTATGTTCATTAATAAATACCTGTTCGTTATTATTGATACAGGTATTTATTACTTTTGACACTTCACTTCCAACTGTTAGTTGATCTGCAGTTATCCACCCAGATTTAGTTAAAAATGGATGGGTTTCAGAAACAGTACAGACATAACCATCTTCAAATTCTATTTCATAACACTCAGGTTCGCCGTCTTCAAGAGTATCTGGATTCCAGGTGTGAGTAACCATCTTTTCGCCTTCAAGAGTTGATACAATATCACCTCTTGCAATATCTTGAATAGCTTTTAGACCTTGTAGTGTGTGGATTTTTGTGTCAGCAACCATACAACCCCCACTTACAACAGTCTTAGAATACATTTCTTGTGTTTGATATGTATGATTTACCACAATACATGGAATATCACGGGTCGTCAGATGTGGAGTCACGATACGGAACAATGACTTCATGGCTTTTGCACGTGTCATGTCAGCAGCAGAATTTTCATTCTTCGCGTCTTCTACTTCCTTCTTGGATGCAAGATTTCCGACGGAATCAATGAAGATGATAACGTGGTCGTTGCGCTTGATTTCTTCCAGCCGTTGAGCCAAGTCAAACTTCAGGTGTTCGATATGTTCAACGGGGATATGCAAAACACGATCTGCGTCAATACCTTGTGCTTTGATATACTCGGGCGTAATACCAAATTCAGAGTCATAAAATAAACAGATTGCATCTTCATACTTTTTCATATAAGCTTTAACCATAATCAAAGACATGAGAGACTTGAAGTGTTTTGATGGACCGGCGATTACCGTTAGACCAGGAACTAGACCTCCATCTAGTTTTCCCGCAAGGGCAATGTTCATGATGGGTATTTCGGTTGGGATCATGTCCTTGTCATTGAATAGGACAGACGTTGATAGTGTTCCTGCTGCGATATTTCCCGCTTTCGTCATGCGTTCTAGTAAGTTCATTATTTTCCTTTAGGTTGATTGATTAAGCATGGTCCTTTCCATGCATACATTACATAGTAAAGCAAAAGACCTCAAGACGCAAATTTATCTTGAGGTCTTTTTGACTAATACGACTTAGTTTGTGACTGTACCCGTAGTGCCTGCGCCGCCAGTGCCACCGTTACCGCCAGATGCGCCGGATGCACCGTTACCGCCAGTTGTCGTGCCTGATCCGCCGGTTCCTCCTGTACCACCAACTCCACCCAGGCCACCTTGACCACCAGTGTTCGTCACAGTTGGATTGTAAGCGCCAGACCCTAGCGTTCCAGAGCCACCAAGACTTGAGTAGTCGCCTGCACCCATGGTGCCAGTTCCAGACAAAGTGCTTTCAGTGAACGAACCCGAACCAATAACGCCGTGACCACCAATCGTCATGTTAGCTGCGGGGGCTTGTACATATTGATAGCCCTGCCCAGCCGCACCACCAACTGAATTCGTTAGGTTGGTAAGTGCTTTGCCGCCGACCCATAAACTTGCCACGCCTGTCCATGGCGCCCCAACTTCACCCGCTGCTCTGATGCCTTCAACAAACTGGTTCTTTGGTGCAACGTATGGTTGCACAGCCGCTAGGTTTTCATTCCCTCCGTTCGCTGGCGCATAAACTGAAATCTCTGATACACCACTCATGGAAATCGATTGTCCAGCAATACCCTTCAACTGAAAGATTGGGCGTCCAGACGCTTCCAGTTTTGCCTTATTTTGATCACTGACTGTCTTAACGTAGACAGAATAATTTGCATCAATTACCTTGGAAGGCGCTCCACTACATGCTGATAAAATAACTGCTGCTGCGATACTTGTTAGAACTAACTTCATTACGTACTCCTTTTATCAAAAATAAAATATCCTTGTCCTTCGCGGAATTG